TGTTTTCCGTTTATCATTCTGATTTGCTTTATACAAGAAATATTATATAATCGCAAGATTATGCCAGGACCACTAAAGCAGCTAACATCCAGACAAATGAAGTTCTCCCAACTTGTAGTTTATGGAGTGGACGGGAGTCCTATCACCAAAACAGAAGCAGCTAGGCTGGCAGGATATTCAGACCCAAATTCAGATGGACCCAAACTAACCAATCCAGATAAATACCCACTGGTATGTGCTTACATTAGTAATCTTAGGGACGACGTAAGGGAAAAATATGATATTACCTTCGAAAAACACCTGGAAGAACTTGGAAACATTAGGGACAGAGGCAAAAAGGATAATAGAAACCTGGCTGCCGCAGCTACCACTGAGATCGCAAGAGGTAAGGTGGCTGGATACTACATAGATCAAAAGATTATTAGACATGGCAGTATTGATGACATGAATCTCTCTCAACTCTACGCAAAAATGAAAACAATCAAAGAGAAGAACAAGAAGGTATTAAAGGCTAAAGAACTTTTGGCTGCAGAATCTAGTGAGGTATCAGAGTCAACACATAAAAAGCACCCAGGAAAAAAATTGTCATTACTACCCAAAATAGATAGTGAGGATTAAACATTCGTTTTCTCCATCTTAATTATACATCCCACTGGAAAAATATTTCTATCTGAAAAGACAGCGTCCTTTTCATCATAACTTGCAAATGTCCATATAAACTTTTTATTTCTTCTATACACATACGCAAACGATATCATCTTAGAACACTCAAACTTATCAAACTCTTCCGCAGTGGCATGACCACTATCACCAGTGATATCTACCCAAGATATCTTATAGAAGTAATATTTCTTCTTATTAATGGAGACATGTTTATATTTAGATTTTTTAATAAACATCTTGATACCATGAGGGGATTGTATACCTCTTCCCACCTAAAATTTTTTTGACACCATGCTCATTACGCTTATCACTTTCAAATACTATATTACTTAAAGCTTTCATTTTAAACACCTCCTCTGTACCATCCTCATTTTTAAAAAACAATTCCCCTCCAGTATAATTATCATTAAGATAAACCAGGGAAGAATAATCCATTGTATCATTGTACTCTGGCTGGTTATCTACATGCAGATACATAGACTGTCCCTTCAACCACCGGCATAACCTCGTTTTTTGCCATTCTTTAGTTTTAACCCCAAGGTAATGATCTATAAACATTACATTTTTACGCGCGTAATAACTTAGAAGATCTCTTATTTTATCATCTGAAATCTTATCGAAATGAATAGTTTTATCTTTGTGAAAATCTCTTCCATCACCACATAAATGCTTATTCTCATCAAAGAACTCCATTAAACTGGTAGCATCCTCTGGGTGAACAAAGTCATGTATTACTATTCTCTTAGGCATATGTCTGTATACTCCTCTCCCTATAAAATAAAAAATAAAAAGAGTGAATCATGTGCGC